CAATTCCTTTACCTATTATATTAGGTTTTTCCAGGATAATATATAATCTCGTTGAACAAATTTCCATGGAAAAAAGAAATGCCCCATTACGATCATAAGTCTGCTTCATTATCCTCCCATCCTTCCTCAAAAACATTCTCCTCTCATTCCCACTCAATTACATTTGGAAATTCTAATTCTTTAGATCCTAAGATGTTTTATGTAGTTACTGCTATTTCTAATCCTCTACTTTGGAAAAGCAGAATTGATGCCTATCGTGAATTTGAAAAGCACATGATAGATTCAGGTGTAAATCTATACACTGTTGAATGTGTATATGGAGAAAGACCATTTCAATGTGCTGGAACTCCTGGTGTTGTTCATATTGGTGTTAGAGCAGAAACTCTAGCATGGAATAAGGAAAATTTATTAAACATTGGTATTTCTAGACTTCCTTTAGATGCAAAATACATTGGAACATTTGATGCGGACATTAAATTCCGTAAAAAGACTTGGGTATCTGATACATTAAATGCTCTCCAATTGTATGATGTTATTCAACCTTGGTCCAATTGTTATGACTTGGGTCCAAACGATGAACATATTAATCATCATGTTTCATTTGTACGTCAATATTTTCATGGTCATCCAGTTGTTCCTGGTGGCCCAAATTTTTGGGCACATTCTGGTGGAAAACACGATTATCCTCACTCAGGTTATGCTTGGGCATGGAGACGTTCAGCATTAGATAAGATCGGTGGTCTGTTTGAATTGGGTGGAATGGGTTCAGGAGATCATCATATGGCTTTGTCATTGGTTGACAAAGCAGAATATTCAGTTCCTAAAGGAGCCACGGATAATTATCTACAATCTCTTTATACATGGAGAGATCGTGCGGTAAAATTTGCAAATTTCAATATAGGATATATACAAGGTACAATAGAACATTTCTTTCATGGTCGTAAGCATGATAGAAAATATGTTGATCGTTGGGATATGTTCTTGAAGCATAATTTTGATCCGCATGTAGACTTACATAAGAATACATGTGGTGTGATAGAATTTGCTTCTCACAAACCAGAATTAAAGAGAGAATTTGATTTGTATTTACGATCAAGGAATGAAGATATCAATTCTTTGTAATCTTTCTTTTCAAAGGGTCCTTAGTTTAAAAGTAGAACACGACTTTGACATGGTCGAGACGCTGGAGCATTACCAACAGGACCCACCAATTATGAGGATTCGTTATGATACCAAATGATTTTTCTATTGTTATAATTGCTTTGATTTGGTTACATTGGCTTTCAGATTTTGTTCTTCAATCTGATAAGATGGCAACTAGTAAAAGTACATCTGTAAAATGGCTTTCTATTCATGTCTTTGTCTACAGTCTACCTTTCTTGATTGTATTTGGTTGGAAATATGCTCTTGTCAATTTCTTACTTCATTGGTATATAGATTTCTTCTCATCAAAAGCAACATCATATTTCTGGAAGAAAAATGAAAAGCATTGGTTCTTTGTCGTGATTGGTGCTGATCAGGCTGCGCATTTGAGTTGTTTGATATTTACACTTCCATTAGCAACGTAAGTCTCTGCTTTACTTTCAAGACAATTGGTAATAGAATACCAAACTATCATTCTAAATGTCTAGGGAGTTTTTGTGAAGAAGCCAATGCTATGTGGTGAAGCACCCACTAATCTTCTTACGCTCAGCTACCCTCTTTATGCAAGTCCTAAGTTAGATGGAATTCGAGGCATCGTTACAGATGGTGCTTTGATGTCGCGTTCAGGGAAGAAAATTCCTAATAGATTCATTCAAAAGTTTTTCACTGATCATCCTGAATTGGATGGATTAGATGGAGAACTCATCGTGGGTGATCCTAATGCAAAAGATGTCTATAATAAGACCAATTCTGCAGTGATGACTCGTGATGGTGAACCAGATTTCGTTTATTATGTGTTTGATTATGTGAATATTCCTGATGTTCCATACTCAGAAAGAGAAAAGAAGATCAATGAAATTATTGGTCACACAGAACGTCTCTTGGTACTTCCTCAAGTTCTTATCAATACACCAGATGAATTGAAGGAATATGAAGAAAAGGTTTTGTCTTTGGGGTATGAAGGTCTTGTTTTACGTAAAATCAATGGAAAATATAAATTTGGTCGTTCTACAACCAATGAAGGTTTGTTGTTGAAACTCAAACGCTTTACCGATGCAGAAGCAGTGATTGTAGGATTTCAAGAATTAATGCACAATGCCAATGAAGCTAAAACAGATGCTTTTGGTCACACAGAACGTTCTTCTCATAAGGACAATATGGTCCCTATGAATACGCTAGGTTCTTTAATTGTTGAAGATCTTAAGACCAAACTTCTTTTTAATATTGGGACCGGATTTGATGATGATATGCGCAAAGCTATTTGGTTAGCACGTAAAGAATTTGATGGAAAGATCATCAAGTATAAGTATTTTGAGATTGGTGTGAAAGATCTTCCACGTTTCCCTGTATTTGTTGGGTTTCGTGATAAGATAGACATGTGAGGAATAAAGTGAACGAAAAGACGAAAGTAAAACAAAAAGAGTTAACGAAAGCAGAACTTGTTGCTAAGATTGAAAAATTAGAAGCTGATCTGGTATTATATACAGATATTGTTGTAGAATTAGAAGAAAAAGTTCAAACTTTACAACAGATTGTTCATGAAAGTTTCAATCCATATAATAATGCATCTGCAGCTCATTTGAGAGCAAGAAAAGTTAGGGCTGTTGTGGATGAAACAAAGAAACGCAGTAGAATAGATATTACCATCAAACAGAGGTAAAAATGGACACTGAAAATCAAGTTGACGAGATGGATGGTGATGAATTTTGCGAAAGAACCACAAGACTTCAGATTTCCATTTCTGAAACTTGTGATAAAGAAGAACATGCTGGTGTTACGGTTTATGCTCTTGTACATGCTTTAGCTACGAATGCTCATAATTTAGCTATGGCCAATGGAGAAGATATAGATTTGGTGGCTCAACAGGTACATACAGATTTAGATGAATTATTTGAATTATTGAAATCTGGTGCTTATTACCAAAATAACAACTATCTAAATTGATTTGTGGGACTATAGTTCAAAAGTAGAACAGTATGCTGATAACGTACAAACGATGGAGCGTTACCATCTAGTCCTACCATCTGAGATTATGTATGAGTGAAGAAAAACCGCTCTGGCAATGGGAAACTGATCCATCTGTTTTGAATAAAAGATGCACTTATTGCGATAAGTCAATGGTTTTTGATAGATCTACCGCAGTTAAGTATAGAGATAAAGTCTATCATAATTATTGTCTCTTAACTTTCTTGACTAATTTTCATAATACTCATTCTCCTGCAGAAGTTGCTTCTATCTACAATCCATATGGTGGAATGTTTCCATGATAAAAGATAAAGAATTGCAAGAATTGTTTGGACTTCTTACAGAAGAATGCGCTGAAGTCATTCAAGCTCTTTCTAAAGCAAAGAGATTTGGATTAGATAATGTGTACAAGGGAAAGAGTAATAAAACACATTTGGTACAAGAAGTGGGTGATGTTGTGGCATTGATCATGATAATATCAGCCAAATATCCAGAAGTTATGAATGATTTGAGTTTAGCTTCTGCTGTTAAGAAGAAAATAGCTAAACTCAAGACCTATCATGATTTTTTAAAAGATTTTGAAATACATGATGGTCAAGACTCTAACATTTGAGGATTAGATAATGCATATTCACATTGGCCCATATACCAATTTCAATAAACGTACAAAAAAGACTCCAAAACGTAAAATCAAGATAAAACTTGATAGATGGGATACATGGAATCTTGATTCTACATTAGCTATGATTATTCTTCCTGCTTTAAAACAGTTGAAGAACCAAAAGCATGGAGCACCTAACACAGATGATGAGGATGTTCCAAAGAAATTACGTTCAACTTCAGCGCCCAAGAAAAAGAATGATTGGGATACAGATAAGAATTGGTTCAAAAGATGGGATTGGATCTTAGATGAAATGATATGGGCATTTGAGCAATACAATACAGATTGGGAAAAACAATATCATTCTGGTAAGGTTGATTTTGAACTTGTTCCTACAAAGGAAACTAAAGATCTTCCTAAGAATAAACAAATGTTTGAGATGGTTAAAGGTAAAAAACACACTCATCAATTTGATAAAGAAGGATATCAAAATCATTCAGCTAAAATACAAAATGGTTTTAGATTGTTTGCTAAGTATTACATGTGTCTTTGGACCTAAGCATAGTATTACAAAACTTTCCCAGGTATACTAAATACACCATCATTTTTGAAACATAGGTGATATTGTGTCTGTACGTGTATTGATTACAGATTCCTCTGGTCAACCAAAAGAATGGCAACCATTTCGTGTAGCTGCATGCTACATCGCACGTGGAAAGGTCTTGTGGTCCATTGGTGATCCAATCAAGACATTCTTGGGTGGAATGAATGTAGATGGCGAACAATCCCAAATTGATATTGCACCGATTCTGGGTGTGACTGGTCCTCTATTGGGTGAAAAGTTTGCGAATAGAACATCACTTTATGTAGAGCGTGAAGTTTTGTATGCTCGTGATCGTTATATCTGTGCTTATTGTGGTGACAATTTGAAATTTTCTGACAAATTGACCATTGATCACATTCTTCCACAATCTCGTGGAGGAAAGAACATTTGGATGAATGCAGTTACATCATGCAAATCATGTAATCATTCTAAGGCCGCAAAAACTCCAGAAGAAGCGGGAATGCCTCTTTTGTATGTTCCTTATATTCCAAATGCTCAAGAAAAATTCATTATGAAGCAGCGTAATATTTTGGTTGATCAAATGGATTTCTTGGCAGCAAGAATTCCAAAACATTCACGTTTGTATGTAGATGGTAAGTTGCTTATAGCATAAATTGAGAATACTCTATATGATGGTTATTTTGGAATTTTTGGGTGTTCTTATTCTTGTTGCTATAGCAGATATCTTTTGGACAAAGTACATTATGTCTGTTAATGATGGTAATGCACTTTTTGCTGGATTTTGGTCTTCTGCTATTATGGCTGCTATTATGGCTGCTAGTGTAATTTCTGTTTCTGCTTATGTAGGAGACAATAGAATGAAATTAGCAGCCATATTGGGCGCTTTTATTGGAGCATTTGTAGCAGTTAGATTTAAGAGAAAGAATGTCTAAAATTAGATCCAAGATGATTTGTGGGAAACTCAGAACTGTGAATGGTCCTGTCCCTTATCGTATTCCACATCATCATTCAATTTATTGGATCTATGATAGATATAAAAGACAAAGATGGGATTATCCACCATATCCAATTCATTCTAGAAAATGGTTTCATGCAGGAATGTACGAAATAATTTAGGTAGAGTGAAGGTTTTAGGAAGAAATGTGAAGAAATTCTTGATTATTTTGATTTGCATGGTAATGGTAGCTATTTGTGGAGATCGTGCCGAATCCGCCATTAGAACCTCTTATGGAGGATTCCGTAGCATTTCTAGACCCACCTATCATCCTAATGTGTATAGATATTCTGTAAAACCAGTTTCTCCTATAATTAAACCATCTCCAACAAAGATGATTCCTGTAGAACCTCTTTCAAAGCCAAAAATTAATCCAACTCCATCTGTTTCTCCTCCTTCGACTTTTAGATCTTGGTTCAGTGGTTGGAGTAATTGGTGGTTTTGGATGTGGTTATTTCATCATGAAGATAGATGTGATCCTAAATTAGATCAAAAGTGTAAGAATTAAGCTCTATATGGTGTAATTGGCAGCATAATACTCTCGTAAAGTATCAGTTCCGGTTCAATTCCGGATTAGAGCACCACAAAAGAAGGTTATCATGAGTGAACATGTGAATGAAATTTCTGTTCCTGTTGTGTTAAAGAACAAGTCTATCCATATGGTAGAATTGTTTTTATTCAATGTTAGATGGGCATTGATTCCATTCTATTTGGGATTGGTGGTTGTTCTTTTCTATTATGGATTTTCTTACTTTTCTTATTTGATTGAATTTTTCTCTAAACATGGAATTAATGCACCTATTGAAGAAGTAGAATTGTTTGGTTTAAACACCATTGATATCGTTATGGTAGCTAATTTGGTGAAGATGATCATCACAGGATCATATAATTCTTTTGTGAGTAAGCTTCATGGTTATGTGAATGACAACATAAGTAGTGGTGAATTGAAGATCAAAATTACGACCAGTGTTGTAGTTTTGTCTGTGATTCATTTGTTGAGCAAATTCATGAATCCTGATGCATCTTGGGAATTGATTTCACATCAATTGATAATGTTTGTGGTTTTTCTTTTAGCAACAATTGTTTTAGCATTGGTTGAACGTTTACATCACAAATGAAAGGAATGGAAATGAGTAATCGTACGAAGAGAAATTTCTATATCAATTTTTACATGGTCATACTGACCATTCTAGGATTCCTAGGTTTGTTTACAACCGCTGGTTGTGATTCTAGACAACATCATCATATAGTAAATAAACACACTAAAGTTTCTGAATATTATCAATCCTCTGGGAATGGAAATGACGCATTGTATTGGTATATTTTCTATAGCACTTTGAATGGTAATACAACAACATACTATTACAGTTCTCCAACTAGAATTAGCGATTTTAGCAATATCAATCCTACAAAATCAGGACCAGAATTACCTGATAATGTACAGCAATCTATTAGAGAATCTGAAGAAATGGCTGAGACTCAATTAAATGAATCTCAAGAACCAACAGAAATTACCCAAGATCAAGCAGCATTTGAAGCGACGTATGCAGAATATGCCGAAACTCAAAATTCTATAGATTCAGAATCTAATGTTAGTGAAACGTCTGTCGATACTTCTTCCTCTAGCGATGCTGGTGGGGGAAGTGATGGCGGTGGTGGAGGCGGAGGAGATTAAGACTTCTGCCCCTTTTTAAAAACATCAGTCCGAACTGTCGCTGGAGAGCTCGTTTCTCTTTAGAGGTAAGTTCAGGACATGCTTGGAACCAATAGGAGATGCAAATCGTTTGTACTATTGATGTAGCATGCAACTCAAACAGACCGAGGTAAGTTCCATCCTTTGAGGTCGGGTTGAGGCAGTCACGATTGTGACAACGAGAAATCGTTAGAAAAATGACAGTGTTGGACCAGAATCCTGGCTATGAGACTGATGTTTTTATTTTTAATGAGGATGTGAAATGTCAAGAAAATCAAGAATTAAGCTTTATGAAATTGTAGATTTTACAAATGATTTAGGTCATGTAATTAAACCAGGTGATCCTATTTTAATTGTAACTAAAGGTTATGGTAATGTAGGAGTGAGGATTGGTAGATACATTGGTTTACGCAGAAAAGAACCATTGCTTGAGAATCAAAAGGAAAGAATTCAAGTTTGTGTTGAAAAAGATATGATTCATAAGAAACTTGTGCATAAAGTTGATGGTTCACCATATTCTTATGGTTCAAATTCTAAGAATTTGAAATATGTATCATATCCTCAGCGTCCATTCATCACTTATAGAACATCTCCAGAGGAAAGAAAACGTTTGGAAGATGAATATAGTGTTGCTTATGAAGAATATAATAGAAAGAACAATGAATATTATGAAGCCTGTGAAGAATATCGTAAAGAGAATTATATTGAAATTGTAGTTCCTTACATAAGAAGATCTACACTTAAACATAATAGAATTTACCCAATAAAAACTACAATATAGTCTTACAAAAATCAAGTTTACTATATAGAAGATAGAGAACGGATAGACTGTTCTCTTCTCTCTTACAAATCTAAAACGAGGATAGACCTCATGAATAAATGGCATGACAAAGTAACAGAATCACCTGTAGCTGATTTAAGTGTTGTAATCGGAAGATTTCAACCAGTCCACAATGGACATATGAAACTTTTCAAGAAAGCTGCAGAAACATCATCCAATTGTTTGGTTTTGGTTGGATCATCTTTCATAGCTAGAAATATGAAAAATCCTTTCACTTTCATTGAAAGGAGTGACATGATTGAAACTGCTATCAAAGATGCAGGATTAAAATCAAATTTCAATACTAGACCAATTGTTGACGATCTATATAATGATCAACGTTGGATTGGTGAAGTTCAAGCAGCTATCAATGATGAATTGATCAATAAGTTGGGATTAGATCCTAACAAATCAAGAGTAAATTTGATTGGTCATTATAAGGATAACTCTTCCTATTATTTGAACATTTTTCCAAGATACAAATTTGTAGAAGTTTCAAATCATGCAAAACTTGACGGGACGTCTATCAGAAATTGGATTTTTGGAAAACAATCCTTTCCTAAGAATGCTATGACATCTAGTGTTGAAAAATATCTAGAAAATTGGGCAAATACGAAGCTCGAAAAATATCAAGATTTGTGTCATGAACATAGATTCATTCTTGATTATAAGAAGCAATTTTCTTCTTTGAAATATCCTCCTGTTTTTGTTACTGCAGATGCTGTAGTAATCAATAAAGGACATATCCTATTGGTCCGTAGAGGATCTTATCCAGGAAAGGGACTTTGGGCATTGCCTGGTGGATTTTTGAATCAAAATGAAACCATTGAAACAGCAATTTTGAGAGAATTGATAGAAGAAACACAAATTGATGTAGATCATGTTCTGCTTAAAGCTGGTTTGAAAGGAACACATGTTTTCGATGCCCCAACACGCTCATTGCGTGGTAGAACAATCACTCATGCTGGTTTGATTGTTTTGAATACTAGAGAATTACCTTTGGTGAAGGGTAGTGATGATGCAGATAAAGCTAAATGGGTTCCAATATCTGATTTCTATGAAATGAGTGAGGAAATGTTCGAAGATCATCATTCAATTGGTCAATATATGATTAACCGAGCTTAGATAGACGAAGCTCTTTCTTTAACTATTGTAAAGGAGATAGACTCCATGAAACGTAACATTATTTTAAATACTGATTCTTATAAAGCAAGTCATTTTCTTCAATATCCTCCTGGTACAGAAATAGTACATTCTTATATAGAATCTCGTGGAGGAGAATATCCAGAAACAGTATTTTTTGGTCTACAGGCTTTCATTAAAGAATATTTAACAAAACGTGTAACTTATTCAGATGTAGAAGAAGCAAAAACTTTTTGTCAAAAACATGGTGTTCCTTTCAATGAAGAGGGATGGAGATATATTGTTGATAAACATGAAGGAATGCTTCCTTTAGAAATCAAATCAGTATTAGAAGGAACTATTGTTCCAGTGAATAATGTTTTGGTTACTGTTGAAAATACAGATCCTAAATGTTTCTGGTTGACTTCTTATGTAGAAACAGCTTTGTTGAGAGCTGTGTGGTATCCTACTACAGTCGCTACCATTAGTCGTAAGATACATACAATAATTAAAGGTTTCTTAAAAGCTACCGCAGATGATTTGTCTGGGTTATCTTTCAAATTGAATGATTTTGGTGCTCGTGGTGTATCCAGTTTAGAAAGTTCAGAATTGGGTGGTATGGGACATTTGTTAAATTTCCAGGGCACAGATAATATTCCAGCATGTTTGGCTGTTTGGGAATATTATAGAACATCTGAAATGCCAGGATTTTCGATTCCTGCTGCAGAACACAGTACAATCACATCTTGGGGAAGAGATGAAGAAGCTCAAGCATATGCAAATATGCTTGATAAGTATGCAAAGCCTGGTGCTTTGATTGCTGTTGTTTCTGATTCCTATGATATCTATCATGCTGTAGATTTCATTTGGGGTCAGCAATTAAAACAAAAAGTGATAGATTCTGGAGCAATGGTCGTTATTCGTCCAGATAGTGGAAATCCAGCTGAAGTTGTTTTAGAAATTACTCATCTATTGAATGAGAGATTTGGTTCTAATATCAATTCAAAGGGATATAAAGTATTGAATAATGTCAGAATTATTCAAGGTGATGGTATCAATGAAAATAGCATAAAAGAAATTTTAGATGCTCTAGTTTATGCAGGATTTAGCGCTGATAATGTTGCCTTTGGGATGGGTGGCGCATTGTTACAACATATGAATCGTGATACTCTTAAGTTTGCTATGAAATGTTCTGCAATTAGAGTTAATAGTTTGTGGAGAGATGTCTATAAGGATCCAAAGACTGATAAAGGTAAGAGATCAAAGCGTGGTCGTAATATGCTTTATCGTCATACACATACGAACGTTATTTTTACTGGACCACAAGAAAATAATATAGAACCAAAATATGAACCTATTTTGGTTCCTGTATATAGAAATGGAAAATTACTTGTTAATCAGACTTGGGAAGAAATTAAGACAAGATTAACTAATCAAATTTCTATCATTTAATGTGTAAAGTAGTTCATTGTAAGAAAGAACCATATGATGTCTACATAGGCAGACCTTCTAAATGGGGAAATCCATTTAGTCATAAGAAAGATACTTTAGCTGAATTTAGAGTTTCTACTAGAGATGAAGCTATAAGAAAATATGGAGAATGGCTTTTAAAACAACCACATCTAATGAATCAACTTCATGAACTTAGAGGAAAGATTCTTGGTTGTTGGTGCAATCCAAAAGCTTGTCATGGCGATTTATTGTTGAGATTAGCAAATGATTAACTATGTAAAACAAGATTTATGTGAAGTTACAAAAGGAATTGTTGCTCATGGTGTTAATTGTCAAAGTAAAATGGGTTCTGGGGTAGCTGGTGCTTTGAAGAAAAAGTATCCAAAAATATATCCAAGTTACATGGAAATGTGTAATACTACAGACAATCCCAAGGAATTATTGGGTGTTGTAGATTTTGTAAAAATTAAGGAAGATTTGATTATTGTGAATTGTTTTACTCAAGAATTCTATGGATATGATGGAAAAAGATATGCAGACCCAGATGCTATCTACAATTGTATGCGCATCCTGGTTAGTATGGCAGCAAATAGAAATTTACCAATCTACATTCCAAAAATTGGTTGCGGGCTTGGTGGTTTGGATTGGGACAAGGACGTTAAATCTAAGATAGAAGAAGCCGGAAAGCGATATCCCGATGTGGATATTTTTGTTTGCGATTTGTAACTGTATGTATTCTGACTAAATTTAGTTGTTTACTTCTTGTTTGTAGAATACAATAATAAATCTACGGTTTAAAACAAGGTAGGAGACACTCAAATGCAAATGGCACAGACCTTTACAACTCCAGAACAGAAAGAACTTTTTGATCTTCTTCAAAATGGTAAAGTTTATTTCAAATCTCAGGATTTTGCGCGTAGTCTTGCTACTTGTAAAAATCCATCCTCCAATCAAATGTTCTATGTTCGTAAGTTGATTACTGACACGAATAATTATCATTCTCAAGCCAACACTGCTCCAGTCCTTCAAACTGTTGATTCTACTTTGAAAATTGACATGACCAAAATTATGGGCATGTTCAATCATGCTCGTCAACATTTGAAACGTCCTAAAATCACTTTGATGATGAAATGTGGTAAGAAGGTTCGTTTCAGTTTTGATAAATCGCAAACTTCTCTCTACATGGTAGAAATGGGATCATACAATTCCACATATGGTCGCATTAATATCTCTTCTGGAGATATTTTTCTGAAGAGATTGGGACATCAACATAAAGATGAGTTGATGCAATTGATTAAGGATTTCTCTGAAAATCCTCAGAAGATGGCCATTCTACATGGTCAGCTTACTGGAAATTGTTGCTTTTGTTCTCTTCCTTTATCTGATCCTAAGAGCTTAAAACTGGGTTATGGTCCTATTTGCGCAGATCATTATCGTCTTCCGTATGTGAAGATTAATGACTTCACTGCAATTGGTGATTGGGCAAATATTCTAGAACAACCCGTATAAGTATTACATACCTTTAGATAAAGGAGCAATAATGTCAACTTTTTCAACAGGTTTTTATCGTTTCGGTCATGGATTTTGGAGTGCTTTAACTCATGGTAAGTATAATATTGAGTGGAAACTCCGTTATACGAAACCAATTTCAGATCCTCAAGTAATGGAAATGCTTAGGATAAAGATGAGGACAGCCGGAGGAAACTTGTGAGTTCTGAAGAATCCTTAAAAGAAATTTTCTCAGAAGAAAATGTACGCAGAGATGTGCAGAGTATGTCTAAAGAGGAAATGATAGACGAGCTTATCAAATGGAGGACATCTGCTCCTAATATTCTACAAAATTGTCATGAGTTGTTAGAATATAGGAGTATAGCAGAAAGTCCTTCTATATTGGAAGCAAAAATAAACAAGCTTGTTGAGACATTTCAGGGTACAATTATCTTGAAAGATCAACAAATCTATCAACTTGCTCAAGCATTACAGAGGATCAAAGAAGATCCATTGGGAATTGATGCTAAATTAGCAAACAATACTTCTTCAACCAAATCAACTAAAGTTCATTAATCATGTTATATATCATTCGTGGGTTGCCAGGATCTGGGAAATCTACTCTTGCTCGTAAGCTTGCGAAGCAATTGAATATTGAGCATTATGAAGCTGATATGTTCTTTACTGATTCTGATGGGAACTATAAATTTGATCCACAACGTATAATGCCTGCGCATGAATGGTGCACTCGACAAGTTATGGATGAATTGTACAATGATAATTCTGTCATTGTTTCTAATACTTTTACTCGTTTTTGGGAAATAGAAGATTATCTAACAACAGCAGAAAAGTTGAATATTCCAGTGACTATTATTGAATGTCTTGGTGAATATGGAAGCATTCATGATGTACCAGATGATGTTTACAAGAAAATGAAGAGTCGATATGTTCCTAATTCTAAATTGATTGATGGTTCTTTTACTAATGAGATATACTTACAATCTTCTGAAGATTTTGAAAAAGTTGTTTGCGTATGAACATTAGAAATATCCGTGAGTTTGTGGAGAAGAATCCAGGATTGGTTTCTCGTAGAGAGTCTATAACATATCCTGGTCTTTTCGTTTTGAAATATAAAAAGAAAGTTTTCTTTGATAATCTTTGGACAGAAGAATTGATGGAAACTCGTGGAATGGTGGTTGATAAAAATTGGAACATAGTTGTACATCCTTTCACTAAGATTTTCAATCATCATGAAAATGGAACAGATATTCCAAGAGATGAAGAAGTGATTGCTACTAGAAAGGTAAATGGATTCTTAGGATGTGTAACACAATATCAAGGTAAGAACTTAGTTTCTACAACAGGTTCTTTGGATTCTGACTTCGTTAAGTTAGCATCAAAGTATATTCAGGATGTTAGAACGATTCCTGATCATACTTACATGTTTGAAATTTGCGATCCTTTAGATCCTCACATCATTCCAGAGGAACCTGGTGCGTATTTGATAGGATTGCGAGACAATAGAACTGGTCAAATGTTCAGTGAATACTATTTGGATGGTGTTGCTGAAGAATTGAATCTTCTACGTCCAGAATTCTTTAGAGGAAGATTTTCAGAAGTTGTTGCTAAGTCTAAGATTGTAAAACATGAAGGATTTGTTGTCTATGGGAAGAGAACAACTCTTAAGATCAAATCTCCATATTACTTAACAAGTAAATTCTTCGCTCGTAAGAATATGGACAAATTAGCAACTTTGATATCTAATCCTTCATCTTTGAAACAAACTCTTGATGAGGAATACTATCCTTTGATAGATCATTTGGCTCTAAACAAAGAAAAGTTTGTGAGTTTAGATGAGCAATCTAGACTAGATTTTATTCGTAATTTCTTAGTAGGATGATTTTATGTCATTTCAGAAAGTTTGTGATTATATTTTAGAGGATATCAGAACTTTCTGTAAGGTAAATCATATTCGTCTAATTCTAGACAAGAAACATAGATATCTTGATGGTGACAAGAGTTCTGAGTCTTCTGCTTATTTCTGCCATTCCCCAAAACCAATTATCAAAATTTCTTTGAAAGATAGATCTAAAGAAGAATGGATTGTAAATCTATTACATGAAAAAGCACATGCAGAACAATGGATAGAAGATTGTAAGGTTTGGAGAAATTGTTTTCCAAATGGTCAAGATGTTTCTCTTCTAGCAGAAGAATGGATTGAAGGTAAAATTTTAGATGTACCATTTAAGAATTACATCTTCGAAACATTGTTTGAATTAGAGAAAGATGCTGAAGTTCGTAAAATTAGAATGATGATTAAGTATGGACTTCATCGTTGGATTAGTATCGAAAGAACCACACAAGAAGCTTGGGCATATATTAATGGTTATTTGATTACTCAAAGAACTAGAATGTGGATTCCTGCTAACAGGCAACCATATGATAATGAAGAAATTGTCAATGCTCAACCAAAAACATTTGCCGTTAATCCTCAACAAGGTTCTATGTGGTTGTTACCCTATCTCTTGAATTATCCAGACATGTTTATGGGATTAATCAATAAATAACAGTTTACTTTGAAGTGATTTTCAATTACAATACAAACATGTCTAAAGTATTTTTTACATCCGATAATCATTTCGGCCACAAGAACATCAAGAAATTCTGTCCACAAACACGTCAAGGTGAAAATGTGGATCAAATGAATGCATTGATGATTCGTCGTTGGCAGGAACAAGTTCAACAAGATGATTTGGTTTATTTGTTAGGAGATGTTTTCTTTTGTGATGCAGAAAAGGCAAATAGAATCATAGATCAACTACCAGGGCAAAAATTCTTGGTTTTTGGGAATCATGATAAAGTAATTCGTTCTAATTCAACTCTACGTAACAAGTTTGTTGCTACGGCTGAATGGAGAGAAATTTATGTGGAGAATAAGAAAGTAGTTCTCCACCATTATCCTACATATGAATGGAAGGATATGCATAAAGGAGCATATCATTGTTATGGTCATATTCATTCTCGATTTGGAGAGATTGAACATCCAAATATTCCAGGTCGTTGCATGGACGTTGGTGTTGATTCAAGACCAGCTGGGGATATGACTCTTTGGTCATGGGAAGAAGTGAATAAGATTCTAAGTGTTCGTGATGTTAGAGGACATCATGATAAGGAGTTGTAATGAATAATAGAATGTGGAATGTTTCTAACCCATATCAGGGTGATACGAAAAAAGTTCTTTGTGTTTGTTCTGCCGGATTATTACGTTCTCCAACAGCTGCTGTTGTATTATCTCAAGTTCCTTTTAATGACAATACGAGAGCTGTAGGGATTGATAAAGATCATGCTTTGATTTCTATAGATGAAGTTTTGATCAGTTGGGCAGATGAAATTGTGGTAATGACATCTGGTCAACTTTCTAAATTGAACAAATTGTTTGATCTTACAGACAAATCTGTATTTTGTTTGGATATTCCTGATGAATTTTCTTATAGAGACCCACGTTTGATGGATATGATCAAGCTTAAGTATCTAGAGAAAACAAAAATCAAAATTGAATAGGGGAAGATGAGTGATGCAGCTATGAGCTGCCAAGGGTGGTGTAATATGATCGCTGGAATAATTGTCCTGGGGTTGATTGTTACTGTAGGTTTATCCATTTTTGCTGGCCATATTATAGAATATGGAATGGGAGAATAGATACAAGAAATAGATTGTTTTCATTCAATACTATTACAAATGTTGAAGGTAGACTATCATGAAGAAGATGTATTTGGTTGGTGCTGGTTCTAAGGGTGTAAAGAGAGATCTAACTAAGTTTGCAAGTTTTTCTGTTTGGAAAAATAACAAGATGACAATTTTTACTTCTGAAGAGCTGAAAGAGACCATAGTAGATCCAGACAAAGCAAGAACTGATTTTGTTTTTGTCCGTGAATTTACAGAATATAGTATCTCTTCTTCTGCTGTTCGCGTTTTGAGTTAATCGTTTACAGACTTCCTCGAAGAGGAAGTCTGCTTTAGAATTAGATTTATAGAGGTTCATGATGAGTATAAAACTTACGCAGAATTTCCGTCTTTTCACATTGTTACAAAGTGGTGAAGTCGTAAGCAAAGAAACCATAAAAAGTACCCTCGGTATAAGTGAGAACTCTGTTCCGGTATACATCTTTGAACTTCGAGACAAATTTAATGCTGACGTTGAGTCCGTTCGTGAAGGACGCAAAGTCGTAGCTTATAAACTAAAGAACAAGATAAAAGTTCCCCAACATCGTAGTAATAATGCTCAGTATGAAAAACCAGTTACAGATACTAAACCAGTACAAGATGGTTCTGTAGCTATTCTAGATTCAGAGAATGAACCTCAATCAATCAGTGATAGAGAAATGGCTGATCTAAGAGATCAATTGGCTATTGATCATGATTATTCTTTTGGTGGTCATGGAGATGAATATTAATGACATACACATTCAAAATAATAGAAACCGGGGAGATAGTAGAAGTTGAACTTAAAATGAGTGAGTATGATGCTTTCAAAGCAGCTCATCCAGAACTAGAACGTTACATTGAAGCGGTAGCCTTCAATTTTGAAGGACGTGTTAATACTGTTCCTGGGCAAGCTTCTGAGCGTCTTCGTAAGATTGAAGCAACTTATCCAGGAGCGAAGGGTATGTTGAATAATTCTAAATTTCATCATAATAGAGAATGGTAATTCCAAGTAAGACGTTCAAACACGATTTTAAAGAAACTCCTTTATTAGAACAGATTAATAGAGAAGATGGTTCAAGAGTCTATAGAACTCCTAACGGAAATTTCTATCCATCTGTAACTCATATTCTTGGACAATTGCCTAACAAGGGATTGGAAGTTTGGAAAAAACGTGTTGGAGCCAATAAAGCCGCTGCAATTTCTAAAGCAGCTACAGATAGAGGAAGTCTTCTTCACTCTATTGCAGAATCCTATCTTAAGAATAAACCATTAGAATTTGTTAATCCTTTTCAGAAAGAACTCTTCAGTAAGATTAAGACAACCCTGAATAGTATTGATAACATTAAGACAATAGAAAAATCATTATATTCTAACAAATTACGTTTAGCAGGAACACCAGATTGTATTGGAGATTATGGTAATGTTTTATCTGTTATAGATTTCAAAACATCTACCAGAATCAAGGAAGAAAAATATATTGGAAACTACTTTATGCAGTGTGGTGCATACGCTATAATGTATGAAGAGTTGTTTGGAATACGTCCGGAACAATCTGTTATTATTATTGCGGTTGAAGAATCTAATGTTCCGCAGGTATTCAAGAAAGACTCTACTGAGTGCTTTTACATGCTAAGAGACTATGTCGCTAAGCTAAATCAGCATAGGAGGTCAGCTTGAACACACCTATTAAATTTTGTGCTATGATTGGAGCATTTCTTGTAATTACTCGTAGTTATGTTCCTCAAGCTAATACAAATCATCAAACAGATAATTCAGATGAATTCTATCATAAGATGGAATTGAATATCCAAGAAAATTTGGATGCTGAGAATGTTATTAGAGAATTTGAATTTGAACAACAATCGCAAAAGAAATTTAGAGAAATGATTAAATTTTGGAGGCAATATCAATTTCAGCAAGATTTGACCTGTTTAACAGACAATATCTATTCTGAAGCTGGATTTGAACCAGATGAAGGTAAAGTAGCGGTTGCTATTGTGACCTTAAATCGTTTGAAAGATCCTTCTTATCCAAAGACTCTGTGCGATGTAGTATATGAACGCCATAGAGATGTAAAGAAGAATAAGATAATCTGTCAATTTAGTTGGACCTGCAAACCTATTAGGCGCAGAGCAAAACATGCTTATCAACAAGCTATAGAAATTGCTCGAAAGGTTTTACTGAAACAACAAAATGTCGATGGATTTGATGGTGTTACTCTTTATCACGCAGCTTATGTTCATCCGGATTGGGCAGATAAAGCTGATATGGTTACTCAAATTGGACAACATATTTTCTATAGATAAATTATGTATCAATATGCATTTGACATTGAGTGTCTTGGGTTTGAAAGTACATGTGTTGTACTTTCAGCAGCAATCATTAAATTCAAACTTGGAGAAGATTTTCCAGGTCTGGATAAGAAAGAAATCTATGAGAAATACATGGAACGTTCATTGTTTGTAAAATTTAATGTTGAAGAACAATTCAAGAAGTTTCATAGATCTTCATCTAAGGATGTTTTAGATTGGTGGAAACAACAAGAACGTCATTCTAGAGAAGTAAGTTTCATACCAAATTCAAAATTTGATGTTTCTGCTTCAGATGGCATTGAAAAGATATCAGAATATGTCTACAAACATGATGAAGCTCTTCCTGAAAAACAGACAATATTCTGGCAAAGAGGGAGTTTGGATCAAGTATGTTTTGATAGTCTTTGTCGTTCTGCTGGTAAAGAACCTATACTTCCATATAACAATTGGATGGATGTAAGAACAGCTATTAATATTAGTAAAAATACAGCTAAGACAGGATATTGTCAGATACTAGGATTTGATATAACACAAGTTTTAAAGCATGATCCTGTTCATGATTGTGCATATGATATCATGATGTTGAATTATGGTGAATAGATTGCTCATGTAGCTCAATGGTTAGAGCACCGATCTCTAAAATCGCATGTTGTGGGTTCGAGTCCCACCATGAGCACCAAATTTGGAGTTGAAATGAGTAAACTTCTGAAATACTATGTAAAAGATATCAATGATCTTTATGAAGTGAATATAGATCTTAAATTTTGTCCTGGTTATCTATTAGCTCAAAAAGCAGCTGAAGATTATCATTCAGAACATGATGGTTGGGAAGATAATTGGCCATTGAAGATTACTCTATTACTTGATGATGGTCCTAAAACATATTTTGTTGAAAGAGACTATGAACCAGTTTTCATGGCAACATCACAATGATTACAAGACTAGAGTATTTGAAAGGGTTGGCAATACATGATGAGTATTATTCACAGTTCGTGGATGATAATGTGCTAGCTATTGTTTCAAGAGAAATTGGTCTAAAAGCTATCTACGAAAGCAAGGACCCAAATTTTAATGATATTAGACTGTTGTGTTGGGATAATTTACATCATTCTATTCATATGATTTGTGGGAAGAAGGTTAGAGAAGTAGGCGATGGTGGATATTCTTTAAATGATAGTGTTTGTATCGCAAAAGCAGCTGCTAAGATGCTCAAGGAAAAACTAAATACATATGAAGAACAAGCTATTTTGGAAACTAAAATGAAAAGTACAGACACTTTGTAGAATCCTCCGTTCATGTAGGTATTTTGTAATGAATCTCTCACAGTTAGAGCTCGTGGTCCTCCTGAAGAAAGAACTGCGTAATAGAATTCGTAGTTTTTTCAGAATTAGGAGTTATCAAATGAGAGATTTTAGACCACTTTGGAAGCATTTAACCAACACAACAGGTGCTTCCGCATATCACACAATTCAATTTGCAATTATTCAGGCTCTTTACAAAACCAATGGAGATCCTGAAAAAGCTTCTCAGGTAGCCTTAAAGACTATTAATCAAGCTTTTACACCCATTTCTAAAAGGAAACGTTTAGAAAATGGTCATCATCCTTTAATGAATTTGAAGAAAGCTCTTGCTGATGCTTTTCATAAAACTAATGGAGGAGATGTACTTGGTGGTCCTCCAGAACTTTTCACGAAAGAAGACCTTTCCCTTTACAATAATACATTATATCATTTATCTAAGTTTGATTTGAAAGAATATTTTGATAGAAAATACGTTTACATTTTTGTACGTCAAGATATTTCTCCAGAATATCAACTCGTGCAATCTTCTCATGTAGCATTGGATAGAAGCATGGATCCTGTTGACCCAAATCAATTGTATTTCTCTGTGATTGGTGTAAATAATTTACAAGAACTTGAATCTGTAAAAACAGAATTGAAAAATCTTGAAATTACTCACCATCAATTCATTGAACCAGATATTGGTGATCAAGTTACTGCTGTGGCAACATATCCTGTTCACAATCGTAAAAGAGGTTCTTTGTTGAGATATAAAAGGTTGAAATTCAGCTAAATAAATTGGAATGGTAGTAAACTGTTGACTAAAGGTGTTCTGGACGCGGGTTTGATTCCCGCCGGGTCCACCAAAAATATATCAGTACCAATCATTGTCACCTGAAGACATAGGGCCGATTGGTTAAAAGAAAGCATGCGTGACTGCTGATGTGTTTTTGATGGGCTCGACTGATTTCGACAGGGCAAATAATACACCAATGGCTACCAGTGAGGCGACTGACTCAATCAGCGCAAAACGTCTAAATGCAAATGAAGACAATTTTGAGTCTGAAATGGCTCTAGCTGCCTAAAAACAGCAATGGGGTTTCGTCCGCTGTCCTTATTACCCAATCAGCGGACATCTTTAAAATTTTAGGAATAATTATGGCAATATTTAGAAATTCAAAGAGTGCAGTTGTAGGTATTGTCGTTTTCTTGTTGCTTCTTTTGGGTGCTTTGATTATCCCTAAATGTCATGCAGAAGAGAGTCCTCTGGATGCTCCTTATGTTCAATTCTCTGCTGGATCTGCTGTTGTAAGAGGACCAGCTACAGTTATTGATCTAACTTTCACAGAACCAGCTTCTGTTTTAAGAAATGCTTTTTGGCAAGAATCTATAACTCTTATCAGTACAAGTACATTTAAGGGACAAGATGTTCCAAACAATGCCATTGTTAGAGGGTTATTTGTAGATGGTTATGGTCAATTTGATGTGGGATTGGGAGTATCGTGGATGGTAAATCCAGCTCCATACAATAATCCTACCGGATTTAACTTCAACCTACAATTGGATTATCGTTTTAAGACACTACCAGTAACTGTAACTTATTCCCATTTCTCCATCGCTGGGATGCGTGAACCAAATTTAGGAAGAGACCTATTGTTAATGGGCTGGCGTTTTCACTGATCTAAATATAATTATAGAATGATGTAGGTGAATATGATAACTATTGATAATGACGTGAAGCTAGATTATTCAGATGTCCTCCTCGTACCTGGACCATCAGATTCAATATTTGGTAAAGTACAATCCCGTAATAAAGTCAATTTGTTAAAGAACTTCTTTGATTTAAATGAAATTGTTCCTATATTTGCTGCCAACATGGATCATGTGGGAACATTCAACATGGCTAGGGAATTATCTAAACATTCTATCATGACATGTTTGGTTAAACATTATGATTTAGATCATTTGGTACAATTCTACACTAAAGAAAAAGAAATTGCAAAATTTACAGCTTATTCTTTAGGTAGCAATCCAGAAGATATTAAAAAATTCAAAGAATTCAATGAATTAATTGAAGATCTAGGAATAGATGGTCCACCTGTTATTTGTTTAGATGTGGCTAATGCTTACACCACTAGGTTTTTAGATGTGGTAGAAGAATTGGCAGCTGATTATCCTAGTTATGTTCTCATGGCAGGTAATGTGGTGACTCCCAAGATTACAGAAAAATTGATTGAATCTGGTGTAGATATTGTAAAAATTGGAATTGGTCCTGGTTCTGTTTGTACCACACGTAGAGAGACTGGGATTGGTTATCCACAATTTTCTGCAGTTCTAGAATGTTCTGCAGCTGCTAAGAGTGTTGGTGGACAAATTTGTGCAGATGGTGGTATTACTTGTCCAGGAGATGTAGTTAAGGCTTTAGCAGCTGGCGCTGGATATGTAATGGTGGGTGGACAATTTGCTGGTCATGATGAAGGTTATACAGTTGAACAATTACAAGAAGATAAAATTCCATTCTATGGGATGGCTTCTGAAGCTGCACAAACTATTCATAATGGTGGTCTAAAGGAATATCGTGCCTCAGAGGGAAAGATCGTTCATTTACCCAAGAAGGGTTCCATTTCAAGAACAATTCAGCAATATCTTGGAGGAATCCGCAGTGCTTGTGCATATATGGGATGTTCAGATTTGGATGAATTACAGAAGAGTTCTCATTTTATTAGAACAAATAGACAATTAAATGGGATCTTTTCATGAATCAAAAAGAAGAAAAGAACCAATTTAGTCAAATGATTGAGAGGTTTGCTGTAGAAAATCAATGTACACACATTGAAGCCATTGTGGAACATTGTGAGAAAACGGGATTGGAAATTGAAGTTGTAAAAAATCTAATCAACATCTCTTTGAAAAGTAAAATAGAAAGTGAAGCTCGTGCTCTTAAATATTTACCTGGCGGTGGGAGCAAGTTGCCATTGTGACTACATCTAACACTTCAAATACGATAATTTCTGCATCTGTTCCTAGAGTTCCTCTAGCAGGTGAAAGAAGGCTTTATAAGAGATTTGAAGTTCGTAGAAAAGTATATCTAAGAATAAAAGAAAAGAATGAAAAGAAGACCGTTCTATTTTGGACTAAGGACATTTGTTTTAATGGTTTAAGTATAGAATATACAGATTTTCCTTTCGTAGCTGGAAAGAAATATGAATTTGTAATAGTGTTTACAATTAAGGAAAATATTCTCAGAATAATGTATGTGGATGGTTATGTTCGTCATAGAACTAAAAAGGCGAATAGAATTGGGTTTATGATTTATAGGAAACCTCATGATTCCAGGCTATGAAGCATACACAATCTTCAACAGTGTAAGACTTCATTTTAATCAAGAGAAATTTGATTATTTCAAATATAATGGTCATAGTAAGGTTTCTTTTGAAGCATTTGATGTAAGACCAGACAAATATTCATTTGTTAAGTTGGGTAGAAATTTTACAGAACAAGAATTACCATATTTTCTGGCTGTAAATTTTTATGAAACTCCTAAAATGTGGATTCGTGATTTTTGGGATGAAAACTGTAAAACAAGATTTTTAAGTTGGGTAGAGAGTCAAAAGAAAAGAGAAACTTTATTCATACAAGATTTAGGAAAATTAAACAATCTGAAAGATATGATTGTTTGTTCTGATAACCAATTTCCCTCTCTTCTTACAAAACATTTTCAAGGGGAGATAACTAAAGACACATTATTGATTTTAGATCATTATATGCGTCTTACGGTTGGTTGGAACAAACACCTGAAGGATGATTTTATTTGGTCAGAATTTTACAAGAAATTTATTAAATATAAACCATTTTTCTACAATTATACATTATTTGATACGACGCTATATAAGAATTTGCTTAAACAAGCAATAGGAGTATAAGAGTGACAAAATCCGTTGAAACATTTGTGAATTCATTGAGAGCCAGACATAGACCAACAACAAGAACTGGTAAACTCTATGGTCGTAATAATGGTAAGATGAATTACGAAGATGGATTTGATAATAGAGATGGTCAAGATACTGAAAGAGAAATGAACAGTGGCGCACATTCCATGTGGTCAGTGTCTGGATATAATTTCTATCCATGTGAAAAAACAGAAAAAGAACTTCCTCCTGGACAATATATTCCAATGTTCAGTGAGCACAGAGGAGTATTTTGGGTCCAAAAGCAAACATCCATGGATGAACTTTTAATTCTTCCAGATTCTAAGACAGAACAAGTTTTGACATCTGTGAATTATTTTTGGACACGTGAAGAAGCATTTAGAAAACATGGATTGTTGTGGAAACGTGGTTTATTGCTTTGGGGTCCTCCTGGATCAGGAAAGACATCTTGTCTTCAACAAATTTCTTCACAAATTGTAGATTTGGGTGGATTGTCTATTTACTGTAACAATCCAACAATCACTGCTGAAGCTCTTAGAATTTTGCGTGTAATTGAGCCTCTACGTCCTGTGGTTGTTATGTTAGAAGATTTGGATTCTATTGTAGATAGATTTGGTGAAGCTGATCTATTGGCGCTCTTGGATGGTGAATTGCAAATTGATAATGTTGTTTTCATTGCTACAACGAATTATCCAGAGAATCTTGATAAGCGTTTCATTTGTCGTCCAAGTCGTTTTGATGAAGTGATCTACATTGGGATGCCAAAGGCTTCTGCAAGAAGGGAATATTTGGTTAAGAAGAATCCAAGGTTGTTAGAAGTTCCTGAACAATTAGATTATTGGGTTTCAACCACCAAAGGATTTTCTATTGCACAATTGAAGGAAGTTATTGTGGCAGTTGAGTGTTTGGAATGTGATTTGGATAAGACCGTTGAAAGATTGAGGAAGATGGTAGAGAACAAACCTTCTTCACAACAACGTCCAGATGAACAATTTGGAATTGGATTTATGCCTCTAGCAGATGATACTTTGGATTAATATGAAAGAAATATTCTTTGTTTCAATTGTGACATTTATTTTTACGATATTGTTTCACTTTCCATTCTATATAACAAAAGCAGATTTTGATCAAGAAGGATGGATTGTTAAATCAGAAACTGAACAAGCAGTTCTATTGTGTAAAGATCATGGAGGAATTACAAGGTATCATTTCAGAGCAAAACATCTTAATTATGTAGATTGCTTTGATGGAAAAATTTCTGGTGTATTGGCTGCTCAGGCACCTAAATAAGCTGTACATTATGATAAAGTGGATAAGATTCATACAGTAATATACGATTAGATACGAGGTATACGATTATGTCAGATTTTGCACGTCTAAAAAAGAGCTCTTCCATCGAGAAGTTGACTAAAGCTCTAGAAAATCAAAACAAATTTGCCAGAGATGAACGTTATTGGGAACCTGTTGTTGATAAGGCAGGTAATGGCTTTGCAGTCATTCGTTTCCTAGCAGCACCTGCTGTAGACGGAGATGATGCAGCAGATTTCATTACTATGTTTACTCATGGTTTCAAAGGTCCTACAGGAAAGTGGTATATTGAAAATTCTTTGACTACTCTTGGTGAGAATGATCCTGTAAGTGAATACAATACAAAGCTTTGGGAAACAGGCATTGAAGCTAACAAGAAGAAAGCAAGCGATCAAAAGCGTAAATTGATTTATGTTTCTAACATTTTGGTCGTTAAGGATTCAGCAAATCCTGAAAACGAAGGTAAGGTTTTCTTATTCAAGTATGGTAAGAAGATCATGGATAAGATCAAAGACAAGGCTGGAGTTGGGACAGAAAATTCTGAATTTCAAGATCCAGATGATGTTAAGTTTAATGCTTTCAATTTCTGGGAAGGAGCCAATTTTAAACTTAAGATTCGTAAGGTTGAAGGTTATAGAAACTACGATAAATCAGAGTTTGAAACCCCATCTGCTCTATTCAATGGTAATGACACCAAGATTGAAGAATTGTGGCGCAAGGAATACTCTTTGAAGGATTTATTGGATAAGAAGAACTTCAAGAGTTATGATGAATTGAAGAAGAAGTTGGATTCTGTTCTTGGATTGACTGAAGGTTCACCTAAGCCAACAACCAGAACTGCAGAAAAAATTGAATTGCCTGAAGATGAAGTCCCATCATCTGAAGAAGCTGATCGTCAGATTGCTGCCGCTGTTAAGGAAGCAGCAACTGCTACAGAATCTTCTGAAGATGAATTTGCAGAATTTGCTAGACTGGCAGATTCAGAGTAAATGGATTTACTTTTGTAGATTGGTAATATATAATGGCTATCGACTCGGTAAGTTATAAAAGACTCAACGAGGAGATAGCCATGGCAAAGTGATATTATTTGTAAAAGTTAATTATTAAAGTTTGATTAAAATTTAGTTGATTATACAAGACCTAGCAAACGTCAGAGTTAGCTAGGTCTTTTACTTTACATCCTGTAAAGACTGTAATACCCACTTGGAGAATCAAAGATAGAACCATTGTATCTATCTAGAGATGGTTCTGGATTTCTTGGGCGAACAATAACCACTGGTTGATTGTTTTTCTGAGAACTTGGTAAAACGGTTGTCTTATTTCCACCTTTGATTACGACCACTTGTGGCTCTGTTTGAACATCTCTCTTCATATCAACATTAGCTACAGAAGCTTCCATAAGTCTTCTAGGAGCTTGCTTAGGAAGTGGTGTGACAGTTGGTTGTTGAACTTGTGTTGCTTTAGGAACAACATTATCTTTAGGATCTGATTTTACTTCTAATGCCTTGAAATCAGATTCATGCTCTTTGATATACTGTTGGGCTTGCTTGGCTGAACCAGTTCTCGTATCCCCTGTATAAGCATTGATCAATTTCTTATATTGATCTGGAAGGTCTTCGTAAGAATATTGCTTACCCTTTAGATCAAATTTACCCATTCCTTCAGCTTTTAAGCCATATTTTTGTTCTAAGGATTTAAATGGTTTCAATTCATCTTGATAGGCTTTATTACTCATCCAATCAAGTGCTTTACCTTCAAGATAAGTTATCCCTACCGCACCTGCCAAAGCTCCTGCAGCTGGAAGACGAGGTAACAAACTTCTAACAGCTGATGTAACCCATTTACCAACATTCTTAGCTAATGTGCTCATCCAAGATCCTAGAATTTTTCCAAATTGAGCAACTTTTTTGAAGACTGTTCCCAACAATTTACTCATCCCTTTAATAGCAGACCAAGCAGAAGCCAAAAGTGCACCAAATTTTCCAAGTTTTCCTAAGATATCCTGATTGTTCTTTTTCTTGATTTTGTCTAATTCTTCTAGAATCTTGTCAAGTTTATCATGTACAATCTTAGCTTCAGCTTCCTTAGCCACTTCTTGTTTTGTGTTTTCAACTTTTTGTTGATCTGATACACCATCGACTGGTTTTGGAAGAACAGATTCTTCTGGTTTAGCAGCAGTTCTTACGTCATTTTGTACATTGGTTTCCAATTTTTGCACTTCTGTTGCAACATGTTGAACAGGAACTCTATTCAAACGCTTAGAATCAATTAGAGAAGGTTTCTGGACCTTTTCTACAGTAGAAGTTTTTGGTGTTTTCTTACCCATACCTCTATACCAACCACTTGGAATTTCATCTGGTTTCACTAGACGTCTATCTTGACCATTGTTGATCCAAACTTTACCTCTGGTTGGAGCTGGTTTTTTGCTCATTTTAGCAATCATAGAAGCAAATTTGTCTAAAACAGATGGCTTCTTTTCTTGCTTCACAGGAGTTTGTAAAGATGGTTTCTTTTCTACAAGAATAGCTTTAATTTCATGAATATCAGATTTGATTTCCTTAATATCATTCTTAGTAGAAGATCCTCCACTTGAAGATGTATTAGAAGATGTATTAGAAGATGGAAATGAGACTGGTGTTTTTCTAATTAATTTGTTGGCTAGATCTTTACCAACAAAATTCTGAAGGAAAGACTTCGCGAATCCCACATCCTTTTTTTTCTTAATATCTGGTTTTTTCTTATCATCCTTGTTACCAGATTTAGGTTTTTCAGTATTACCAGATTTAGGTTTAGGAGTAGATTCAGGTTCTTTTTCTTCTTTAACAGGAGTTTCTGCTGTACTTGATGTAGGAGTATCTTGTACCTTTTTGTTTTGAGCTCTTTCTTGAACTTTCTTTTGTTTTTCTTCCTTTTTTCTTTCTTCTTCATCAGCCAGAATTTTCTTGATGTCATCAGACATGTCAAGTTGCTGATTCTTTAGACCTTGTACTAGATCTTCTAAAGAAATTCCAGTTGGTGTTCCTACTTTTCTTGCCATTTGTTATTTTCTCTTCAATCTAGGTCTTTGAGACCCCTTTGCGCCTGCAGCTCTTCTTGCAGAAGCTTCTAGTTTTAATTTCAAATTCTCATCTTCAATTTCCTTAATCATCATATTTAAATAAACATCACGTTCCCAAGGAACCATGTTTTCAAAAATTTCAATATTCATCTTGTGGTGATACAAGAGATTGAAATTTGTCATGAAGTAATTTTTCAGAGCTTCATCACCAAAGCTTATGAAAAAAAATCTTCCAGACCCTCCAATTCAATACTATGTTCATAATTACACTTAGAACAAGTCTTTTTGATTGTTTCTTTGATGGTTGGACAATTCTCAAAGAAATTCTCAATCAATTCATATTTATCTTGGGGTAATTGTTCTATGAAATTAATCAATTCTTCTGTAGTAGCATCTTTAGATTGATACACACTTTCTGCATCGAAAATATAATCTATGCACAAAGCAGTTAACATATATTCAGAATCTTCTTCAGATTGTAATGCTTTTTGGGTGGCTTCAAAGGTTGGAAACTTCATTTGTATTCCAACAGTTTCAGAAACCATAATTCTGGTGTTTACATCTTTATTCACAATTTGTACTTTTAAAAGATCTACAGGAACATCTATTAACATTCCACATTCTTTATCATGCATAACACCATCCATCACATATGGACTGTTGTTAGTGCATTTGAAGACTAGATTCACTACTTCACCAGAAGATTTTGCTTGTATGTTTAAGAATAACCATTCAAGATCCACTAGAGGTAGATCATTTACATTATCTACATTTACAAGACAATTTCTTAGGATTTGTCTAAGAGCATTGATGATAGATTCTGTGTCTTTACTTTCACGAGCCATCATTAAGATCTTAGCTTCTTTCATGGTAAAAGGAACAAATTCTACATCTTCTTTTCTTGAAAGAATAGTTGTTTTGTAGATTGTTCTATCAATGACAGGTAATTTCATAACGATCCTCAATCAAACATTAGAATTTAATAATAGATTTCTTCGTAGGAAGTTGAGATTTAATGTTTCCCAAAACGTTCTTTGCTGCCAATACTCCACCAACTTTATTGTTGATGGTGTTGATGATAGCTTTCCCTTGATTATTGATATCAATTCCAGTATTGATGACTTTGTTGATGTCTTGTAGAAAATTGCTGACATTTTGTGGTCTTGGTTTTAATGTTGCAACATCTTTATCTGCATCAGTAATCCATTTTGTATAAGCAAAGGTTACTGTTAGACGATGAGTGCTATCATCTGACCAATTGGTATTGATTTGTCCTACAGAAATTGGCATAGCTTCAAGAGCTTGTGCATAATAAGTCACACGACCAAATTGATCATATTGATTGACATAGATAGTTGCTTCATAATTGGAAATTCCTTGATTATTGAAACGATATTCCACTAATCCTGTATCATTAGGAATCATTTCATTCATCCAAGAATCAAATAACTTCTTTTCCATCATTTCACCTGTACAATAGAATGTCAGGCTTAATGGAGTATAAGTCAAATGGTGTGGAATTCTTTGAATGAATCCATAATGACGATATTCAATAGGAACAACATCAATTCCAGGGAATTCCGCACTTTCACATTGTAAAGAAAGTTCTCTTGCACCATAAGAACCAACCAATGCATTTGGTAAAGCGATCATGACATCAAATTTATCTGCGCGAGCTGTTTCTGAATAGGCAGCATAATGAGACATGAAACGAGTAATACTGAAGCCATTTTCTGGTTCAGTTTGAGGAAATAGAAATTTGTTTAAGAAAAAATTCTTGATCATGTCTTATTTTGCGTTTGATTTGTTTCTTTCAGATAAGTATGGTCTTTTAATCCCCATACCAATTATCCATCCGGATTGTAGATATTTATCTAAATCTTCAGATTTAACCATTTTCATTTGCTTTGTTTGGTTGTGATGAATATATCTTCTACCTAAAGCAATTTGATTACCTTTTTGATATTTGTTTCTTATATTTGGGTCACTTAGTTTACACTTTGATCCTCTATTAACAGGAGGTTTGTCCCCACCATCAGTTAAATTTAAAAGAGAACCTAATCCTAAATCTCTTCTACCAATAATTCTAATCAAACCAATTTCTAAATTTAGAGCAATATCTTCTGAAGAACATTCTATTCTGTGAATTATTGGTTCATATCCTTCTTTTATCATTTTCTTGATTTTGTTTTCAAAGTGTAAATTATATTCATTTCCATATTTTAGATGAAAGTGTGATCT